CAAAAAGTTACAGTATTAGATAAACAACATATGAAAACTATGACTAAACAAGTAAAAGAAATGGATGAAGATCGTGAAGACTATTATATGAAAAATTTACACGAAAAGAAAGGATATAACTAATGGATTTAGAAAAACTAAGAGAGGAAATCGCTTATGATGAAGGAGTGGTTCACGAAATTTATTTGGATCATCTTGGCCTCCCAACTTTTGGTATTGGGCATCTTGTGCTTGAGAGCGATCCAGAACATGGATTACCAGTTGGAACGCCAGTCGATGAGTCTCGATGCAATGAGGCCTTCGAACAAGATATCCAAACAGTCTTGTCAGACTGCAACAAGCTTTACTCAGAGTTTGAAGATTTGCCAGAAGAAGCTCAAAGAGTAATTGCTAATATGATGTTTAATATGGGACGTCCTCGTCTCTCAAAATTCAAAGGCATGAAAGCAGGAGTTGATGCTCGTGATTGGAATCGTGCTGCTGATGAAATGATCGATTCTCGTTGGTATCGACAAGTAACTAAACGAGCCGACAGGCTTGTACAACGTATAAGAGCTTTAGCTTAGGAGGAATAAATGCTAAAAAAACTACTAATTGCGAGTGCTTTTGCACTTGCATCTTTTTCTGCTTTTGCAGCTGAACCTGTAAAAGTAGGATTTATCTATGTTGGTCCGATTGGGGATCACGGTTGGACCTATCGTCACGATATCGGTCGTCAACAAGTTGAAGAACATTTTGGCGATGCGGTTGAGACTATTTATCTTGAGTCAGTTTCCGAAGGACCTGATACTGAACGTGCTATTCGTATGATGATTCAAGAAGGTGCTGATATTGTTTTTACCACTTCATTTGGGTTTATGGATCCAACACTTCGAGTAGCAAAAGAAAATCCAGATGTGTATTTTGAACATGCTACTGGTTTTAAACGTCATGATAATATGTCAACCTATGGTTTGAGACTTTATCAAGCTCGTCACGTGCAAGGTGTGATTGCAGGACTGATGACTAAAACAAACAAAATTTGTTATGTCGCCGCTTTTCCAATTCCAGAAGTGATTCGTGAAATTAATACATATTATCTTGGAGCAAAATCAGTTAATCCTGATGTAGATATTGATATTGTTTGGGTTAATACTTGGTACGATCCAGGCAAAGAATCACAAGCTGCAGAAGTTATGATTGCAGATGGTTGTGATATGGTTGCCCAACATACAGACTCTCCTGCTCCACTTCAAGCTGCTCAAAAAGCTGGTGTGCTCGGTTTCGGACAAGCATCAGATCAAATTAAGTTTGCACCAAAAGCACAGCTAACTGCTACTATTGATAACTGGGGTCCCTACTACATTAAAAAGGTACAACAAGTAATCGATGGAAACTGGCAAGTAGAAGACTACTTTGGTCATATGAATGAAGGTGCTGTTGGTATGGCTGACTTTACTAATATGCCAGCAGATGTAGCTGCAAAAGCTCAAGAAGTAAAAGATGCTATTTCTAATGGTGAGTATTTTGCTTTTACGGGTCCTCTATATGATAATACAGGAACTCTTCAACTTAAAGCAGGTGAAATTGCTGATGATATGCATCTTAATACAATGATGTATTATGTTGAAGGTATTGATGCAAAAGTACCAGGAAGTTGATTAATGATTCCAGTAATTGACTTTAAAAAAGATAATGTACTGGAAGAAATTCGCAAAGCCTACACAACTGTGGGCTTTGCTGTTTTTACAAATGCAATATCAGAAGCTCATCAAATGACTATGAATCATTGGTTTGATAAATGCAAAGAATTTTTTGAACTATCTGCTGAAACTAAAAAACTATATGCATACGAACCTGAAACAAATTTAGGATACTCAATGGTTGGTGATGAGAATGTTGATCCAACAGCTCCTAAAGATATAAAAGAATCTTTTAACTATAATAACACTAGAATGAAAGACTCTCTTTGGCCTACACAAATTCCTTTTTTTAAAGTAACTGCTTTAAACTCAATTCGTGTAGCTGATGCTCTCACTATTCGTATTTTACGGCTTTTTGATTCTATTTTGGGAACTGACGGAATTTTAGAACGAACTCATCAACGTCCTTATAATACTACTCGAATTATTCACTATCCCGCATATGAAGGTTCTTTAGAAAACAAACAAATGCGAATTGGTGAACACAGTGACTACGGCACTATCACTTTATTGTGGCAACTCAATGATGTGCCTGGTTTAGAAGTACAGGATTTAGGAGGTGTCTGGCATCCCGTACCTTACGAAAAGGATAGTGTCGTAGTTAATATTGGTGACTTACTTCAGAGATGGACTAATGATTATTTTAAATCTACTAAACATCGTGTGGTAAATTCTCATATTCATCTTCCAAGATTTTCAATGCCTCACTTTGTTGATCCAGAGCCTGGAACTATTGTTACTAATCTTACTAAAGAACCAGCAAAATATGAGCCAATTGAAAGTTTGGAATATTTGAACTGGCGATTAGCACAGTCTTACTAATTTTAGTTTGCCTTTTGGTTATTCAAATTATATAATCTATTAATTTGTGCGCAAGGATTATTCCTTGCGCATTTTCTTAAACGAAAGGCGTAAAAATGACTCAATTAATTTCTCCTACAAAATTTACTCGTACCGTAGACCTTTTAAGGTCTTTTTTTATGGATAAAGGTTTTGAAGAAGTTCATACTCAAAATCGATTATCAATTTTAGCAGCTTGTGAAGATCCATTTAATGTTGCTACTTATAACTATGCAGGCAATGTTTGGCCTCTTCCACAAACTGGTCAAATGTGGTTAGAACATGAACTATTAAGCAAGCCCGATTCAAAGGGCTTTTTTTGTGTCTCCACTTCGTATAGGCAAGAACCAAATGCTATTCCAGGAAGACACGATATAATCTTTCCAATGTTTGAGTTCGAGTTTCCAGGAACTTTTGAAGACCTTAAAAATATGAATCGAGAGTTAGTAGAACATATGGGGTTTGCTACTCCAACAGAAAAAACATATGCAGAATGGCAAGAGCATTTTGGATTAAGTTCTGATATTGAACTGAAAGCAGAGCATGAAGTAGCTATGTATAATGAATTTGGAAGTACTTTTATAACAGAGTTTCCCGAAATGACCTCTCCTTTTTGGAATATGAAACGATTTGATGATGGAATTCGTGCTAAAAAAATGGATGTTATTCTTGGTGGTATGGAAACTATTGGTTCTGCAGAACGCTCAACTAATGTAGATCAGATGCGTGATACTTTTCATACTATTACTAATGGTGAATATAGCGAACTACTATATAAACTATTCTCAAAAGAACGAGTAGAAGCTGAATTAGAAAAATTCTTAAGTTTTGACTTTTTTCCACGAGTTGGTGGAGGCATTGGAATGACTCGCATGATTGCAGCTCTTGATAAGTTAGAAGAAAAGGCACTTGCCGCAGAATAAAGATTTTTCTGGGGTGGTGAAACTGGTAGACACGCACGATTGTTTCTCGTGTGCCGCGAGGCGTGGTGGTTCGAATCCATCTCCCAGAGCCAAATTTTTAATTTAAATTTCACAAAACTGTAACATTTGTGTAATATAATAAAGCAAGAGATCAATAGATCTCTTGTTTTTACTTTTACAAGGAGAAATTAAAATGGAACTTTTAACTCTTTGGATGGGTATTGGGTTTTTATTTGCGGCTTACTCTGTGATCGCAAATGATTCAGTACAAACACTTGGTACTTGGATTGCCTCTAATAATGATAGATTTAATTGGAAGACGATGTGGTTAGCCGCTTCGTCTGTTTTATTATGGGCTTTATGGTACGGTTGGTACACATATGGAGGAGATATTTCCTACGGTAGACTCAATAAAATTCCTTTTCAAGAAATTCAGTGGTATCACGCGTTAGCCCCTGGACTTTTACTACTTCTGACGCGTATTGGAGTACCTGTTAGTACTTCTTTTTTAGTATTATCAGCTTTTGCTTCTACTTTTGTATTAGAAAAAATGTTGATGAAATCTATGATGGGATATGCTGTTGCTGCTGTAGCTGCTTATATCATTTGGATTGGTGTAACCAAAATTTTAGACGAAGCAAAACCAGTTAAAGAAGAACACAAACGTTGGTGGAGAATTGGTCAATGGATTACTACTGGTTTCTTATGGTGGACTTGGCTATCTCATGACATTGCTAATATTGCAGTGTTTTTACCACGGCAGATTCCTGTAGACATGATGATCGCTATTTCTGCTATCTTTGTTGGTGGACTTTGGTTTATGTTTAGAGAAGGAGGCGGTAAAATACAAAAGATTGTATTAGAAAAACATAATACTCGTTATGTTCGTTCTGCTACAATTATTGATTTAGTGTATTGGCTTATTTTATTCTTCTTTAAAGAACTGAATGATATCCCAATGTCAACTACTTGGGTATTTGTTGGTCTGCTTTGTGGTCGTGAACTTGCCATGGCTACAATGACGGGTAAACACAAGTTTAAAGTGGTATTTCCTCTTATCGGTAAAGATTTTCTAAAAATGATGGTTGGACTTGCTGCTTCTGTTGGCGTGGTTTTAACTATTCATTATATTCTTATACCTAACGGATTTTAAAATCCTTGTCAACAACTTGACTTTGGCGGTGTCAAAATTTTGACATCGCCAATTTTCTGTCATTCTTTAAGCTAAAAATAAAAATATTTGCCAAACATGTATTGTGAAACTATACTACTCATATGGGTATAAAAATTGCAATAATTATGGGCGCTATAATGGCTACGATGTGTGGAGGATTCTATTGGTATTACCAAGATTCTCAAGCTCGTATTGCTACTTTGCGCGAAAATAATGCTAAACTTGAAGTTGCAGTACAAACTGCTGAAGCCAGCATTGCCACCTTGCGTAATGATATGGCTAAAATGGCTGAATTAACTAATGAGCTTCAAGTTTCTCTGCAAAAAGCAGAGGCTTATGGAGACGATCTCCGTAATAAATTAAGACAAACAGACTTAAGTGCTATGGCACAAAAAGATCCAGAAACTTTAGAAGGTAAAATGAATGGCGCAACTGCGAAACTTTGGCGTGAGTTCATGTCTGATACTGGGAACACTAATGACTATCCTATTCCTGACTGGTTGCAGCAAACCAGAGAAAGAAATAGTGACAGTAACACAGATACAGAAAACAGTAGTTCCGATAGTAGCGAGACCGAAACCGCTCCAGCTAGTTGATACAAAAGTTTATGTAGTCAACGCAGATAATATTGATGAATTTATAGCTGAATTCACTGAAATTCATGGTGATTTAGCTTTTGTCGCATTAAGTATTAATGATTATGAAAATCTTGCACTTAACATTGCAGATATTAGGCGTTTTATTAATCAACAAGACGAAATCATTGTCTATTACGAAAAGGCTGTAAAAGATGATAAAGAAAAGAGTGTTCCCCCTGATGAAACTACAATTAACGGAGACGGTCAATAATGTAACGCACTCTTTACTAAAGGAGTGAATATTGTTAGATCCTGTTACCGCACTTGCCACTGCAAGTGCTACTTTTAATACTATCAAACGCGGGTTTGAGATTGGTAGAGATATTGAACAAATGGCTGGTGATTTAGGTCGCTGGATGGGTGCAATGTCTGACCTTTCTGAAGCTGAACACCAAATTAAAAATCCTCCCATCTTTAAAAAACTGTTTTCTGGTAAGTCTGTTGAGCAAGAGGCTATAGAGATATTTGCGGCTAAAAATAAAGCTGAACAAATGCGTGAAGAGTTGAAACAATATATCCAATGGTCACTTGGACGTAAAGCCTGGGACCAACTTATAGCGATGGAAGGAAAGATTCGTAAAGAGCGTCAAGAAACTCTTTATAACCAAGCTCGTAGGCGACAAAAGTTCGTAGAGATACTTACTATTGGTATTGCAATAAGTATAGGTATCGCTTTGTTAACAACTGCGGCACTGGTATTAAAAGGATGATCCACGTATTTTTACTTATGGTATATTTGGGCACTGGTGATGATAGACGGCTTATCTCAAATGATATGTATTTTAGAAATATAAATGATTGTAACTATTTTGCAAAAGAACTAACAAAAACCTATGGTAATTATAACTATAATGACTTTATTGACCCAAGAGACAAAATAACTGCTTATTGTACCCCAAAATATATCAATGAGGGAACAGTACGTATTAACATTTATTAGGAGATTTTATGTTTAAGTGGATAGTATTATTTTCAGCACTATTAGTATCAACTGTTGTATATGCTGAAGTGATTGAGACTGACTCAACTACAAGAAGTACTGTGACTACAAATGGTGAAATGACTACTACAGTAAAATCACCACCACCTTCTGCTATTTCACCACAATTAGGGGCAAATAGTAATTCAGATTTATGTACTATCGGTGTTGCAGGCGCTGTACAAACACAGATTTTAGGTATTAGCGCTGGAACTACCTTTACTGAAGACAACTGTTTACGTCTTAAAAATGCAAAAACAATGTATGATATGGGTATGAAAGTTGCGGCTGTATCTATTATGTGTCAAGATGAAAACGTATTTGATGCTATGATGATGGCTGGCACACCTTGTCCTTATGAAGGTCAGATTGGTGAAGCAGCAAAGATTGGGTGGGAATCTCATGAAGAAACTCAAAGAATTAAGCATGGCGCAGAGGATACTGTAGATGTTAAAGAAACTGCTACTTATGGGGGTCTTGGTGTATTGGCCCTCTTATTGTTACTCTGAAAGTATTCAGCCTTATTTTGGTACTACCCCAAATGCAGCAGC